CCCGTGGACGAGATCCACTGGTGCGGCGAATACTCACCGGACAACTACTCATGAGCCACGATCCCGTACACCACCCACAGCACTACACTCAGCACCCGAGCGGCGTTGAGTGCATCCAAATCACCGAGCATATGTGCTTCAACTTGGGCAACGCCATCAAATACGTCTGGCGAGCTGATCTTAAAGAAGGGTTGCAAGACCTTGAGAAAGCACGCTGGTATCTAGATCGCGAGATCGCACGACGCAAGAAAGCGTTTGACGATCATATTGATAACGTGCTACAACGCGCATGATTGGGTCCGGGCGCACTCCTCGCCACTACATTGCCCAATTGGGCGACGAGGGGTTGCCCATTTTTTTCGGTGGTGCAAATGGAAAATGAAGCGAGTACATTTGTCTCGGTGCTTTTGCACTCAGGCACAAACGCGCATTTGCTGCATTGGACCACCAGCAGTTTCGCTGCGCACCAGGCGCTAGGTGAGTACTATCAGGCTATTCCTGAGCTGGTGGACCAGTTGGCCGAAGCGTATATGGGCAGGTACGGCCAATTCACCGAGTTTCCCGACGACTACTACCTTCCAACCGACGATCCTGTCGAGTATATGGAAGGCATCAAGTATTTTGTGCAAGACTCACGGGAAATCATGCCCGACGACTCTGAGATACAGAACCTAATCGATGAGATTGCACAACTTATTGATTCAACTCTTTTCAAACTACGCTTTCTTAAATAGGCTCCAAAATGATGAAATCTAAAGACTCAGCAACCAAGCAGCCAGCCGGTTACGGCTTTGGCTCAAGCGCCAAGGTTCCTGCTGGCGTTGCCAAGCAAGAGAAAACCGGCGAGCGCAAAGAGCGCATGGTCAACGGCGTTGGCATGGGCGAGGCCGATATGACCGGCAAGGACAAGCAATTCAACACCGGCGTGACGTCGGGCACGTGCTACACGCACGATCGGATGTCGTATCAGAAATGATCAGACCCCTGCGTGACTTCATCACCGTGCAACCGGCGGTTCGCAAACTGTCAGACGTGATCCACGTCACCAACAAAGAACCTTTCAACGAGGGAACGATTGTTGCAATCGGTCCGCAGGTTCGGGAAGCAAAGGTTGGTGACTGGATCAAGTACGGCAATGGCGACTACCTGAGCTGGCCAACCCACAACAAGGATGGCCAGGACTATCAAATTATTTCAGAGGCCGACGTTTGTGCGGTCGTTGAATAAAAGGAAATCATGAGTAATTCAATCGCATCAGGCGTTGCTTACGCCGACCCAGAATTTGTGACGTGTTACGTCAGCCAAGAGTTTGGTTATACGCCAGCAGCGCAGGGCGCAGTGACGCAGCTCACCAGCAAGTCAACCGCAGTCACGCTCAACAAGAGCATGGGACGCATCACGATGTCTGCCGCGGCACTGGTTCAGCAGACTAACGTGGTTTTCACGCTCAACAACTCAACGATCAGCGACAATGACGTTGTGACGGTCAGCATCTCCGGTGGTGTTGCAACGCCTGGCTCTTATTGGCCATACGTTGCTGACCAAGCAGCCGGCAGTGCCACAATTGGGTTGTTTAACAACACCAGCGGATCGCTGTCTGAGGCTGTGGTCATCAACTTTGTTGTGATTCACGGGGCAAGCTAAATGAGCATCCATGACGATCTAGAATTGTTGAAAGAGGCTGTTGCAGCGCTTGAGGACCAGATCAACGAATCGTCGGACGATATTCATGGCCAGGCTTTTGAGGACGGCTCGGAAGCCGGCAAAGCTGAGCTGGCCGAGGAAATCGCGGTCATGATGGGCGCAATCGACAGCGAGGAATGCCCAGATTGTCGTGATGTTCTAAAGCGCGTGCTTGAACAGCACATTGCTCAGTTTCTGGCCGTTGGCACGCACGCTTGTGAGCTGGAGCCAGAAGCCGAGGATGACGGTGTTGAACTTGTAATCACTTTTGCAGAACATTGATGAAACAAGGTCTTTACGCCAATATCAATGCCAAGCAGGAACGGATCAAAGCCGGCTCTGGCGAGAAGATGAATAAGGTCGGCAGTAAGGCGGCACCGTCTGCTGCTGATTTTAAGCAAGCTGCGAAAACTGCTAAACCGGCGAAAAAGAAGTGAAAATAGAACAGCGCAAAATTGAAGCGCTGATTCCGTACGTCAACAATTCCCGGACGCACAGCGACGAGCAGGTTGCTCAGATTGCTGCCAGCGTTCGAGAGTTTGGCTGGACCAACCCGATCCTGGTTGACGGTCAAAACGGCATCATTGCCGGTCACGGGCGGTTAGCGGCAGCACGCAAGCTCGGTCTGTTTGAGGTTCCGGTCATCGTGCTGGACCACCTATCAGACGCTCAAAAGAAAGCGCTCGTCATTGCCGACAACAAGCTCGCGTCAAACGCCGGCTGGGACGATGAGATGTTGCGGCTAGAGCTGGGCGATCTGCAAGAGATGGGTTTCGACGCGACGATTGCCGGCTTCACGACCGAGGAGCTGGACGCGCTGCTGAACGTTGTAGAGGGCACAGACGGGTTGACCGACGAGGATGACGTTCCAGAGGCTCCAGAAGAGCCTACAACGCGATTGGGCGACGTTTGGATACTGGGCAAGCACCGGCTAATGTGCGGCGATTCTACGTCGATTGATGCGGTTGAGAAGCTGATGGATGGGCAGAAAGCCGATATGGTTTTCACTGATCCTCCGTATGGCGTTGATTACAAAGGAATTAACAATGACAACCGTGATGGTTTAGAAGAATTGTTACGTGGGTCATTTGGAAATTATTTTTCAACTTCAAAATCTGGCGCTTCTTGTTACGTTTTTCATTCAGACAAATGCGCTGACATTTTTCATCAAGTTTTTCGAGAGTTTTTTCATTTCAGCAGCATAATTGTTTGGGCTAAAAACAGCTTGACGCTTTCGCGTACGGATTATCAAAGCCAACACGAACCATGTCTTTATGGTTGGATGAAAGGCGGATCTCATTCTTTTTTTGGAGATAGAAAGCAGGTCAGCGTTTGGAAGTTTGACAAAGAACGGGTTCAAGGTCACACAACTCCAAAGCCTGTCGCGCTTATTGAGAGAGCATTACAAAACAGCAGCAAAAGCGATGACGTTATTTCTGACCTGTTTGGCGGCTCAGGATCTACGCTGATTGCTTGCGAGAAGACGGCGCGTCAATGCCGAATGATGGAGCTTGACCCGAAGTATTGCGACGTGATAGTAAAGCGCTGGCAGGATTTCACAGGCAAGGCTGCAACCCACGCAGACACGGGAATTCCTTTCGATTCAATGACTAACACTTTGACGCAATAAAAATGGTGCCGCACGAACCAACCGATAAAACACGTGGCCAGGTCCAGCAGGCCAGCGGTCTGGGCTTGCCGCACGACCAGATTGCAGCGCTTATCGGCATCAGCGACGTGACCCTGCGCAAGTGGTATCCAACCGAGCTGGCGCTTGGGAAGGCAACTGCCTGCGCAAACATGGCCAAAACCCTTTACAACAAAGCGTTGACGGGCGACACCACGGCAATGATTTGGTGGACCAAAGCCCAGATGGGTTGGGGCGAGCGCAACACGACTGTGCTGAGCAACCCGGATGGAAGCCCAGTCGAGGGCATCAAGGTTACCTTTGTCAAGCCCAGTGAATGAAATTGATTATGCCGTCTCAAATGCCGAGTTTCCTGAAAAACTTTCGGTTCTTTTTGACAAGCATCGGTATAAGGTAACCTTTGGCGGTCGTGGTGGCGGCAAGTCTTGGGCGATTGCTCGAGCGCTGCTAATCATCGGCGCATCTAAGCCGACCCGCATTCTCTGCGCACGGGAATTCCAGACGTCAATCCGTGATTCGGTGCATAAGCTATTGTGCGACCAGATCGAATCATTGCGATTGCATGGATTCTATGAAATAACCCAGACGTCAATCAGAGCTAAGAATGGCTCTGAATTCTTTTTTGTTGGACTCAAAAACAATGTATCCAACATAAAATCGTTTGAAGGCGTTGACATTTGTTGGGTTGAAGAAGCGCAAAGCGTCTCCCGAATGTCATGGAACGTGCTAATCCCAACGATCCGAAAGCAGGATTCAGAGATCTGGATTAGCTTTAACCCAGAGCTTGAGACCGATGAGACGTTCCAGCGCTTTGTGGTGCATCCTCCTGCTGACTGTGTGGTCACTAAGATCAACTGGTCCGATAACCCCTGGTTCCCAGAAACCCTGAGAGCTGAGAAGGACGCGCTTAAAGAGCGCGACATTGAGGCTTACAACACGGTCTGGGAGGGCATATGCCGGCAGACTGTGGACGGCGCAGTGTTTGCCAGGGAGATGCAGGACGCCGAGCTCCAAGGGCGAATCAGCAGGGTTCCGTTCGATCCTAGCAAGCCTGTTCACGCTGTGTTTGACCTAGGATGGTCTGATGCCACCGCGATCTGGTTCCTTCAATTTGTCGGCATGGAAACGCGATTGCTGCGTTACATGGAGGACAATCAAAAGACAATCAGCTATTACCTAGCGCAATTGCAGACCTTTGGATACCATTACGACACGTTGTGGCTTCCGCACGACGCCGAGAACAAAACGCTTGCCGCTGCTGGTAAGTCCATTGAGGAGATTGTCAGAGCGGCTGGATACAAGACCCGAATTATTGCCCGAGTACCAATTGCTGACTCTATCAATGCTGCGCGAACTATTTTCAACAACTGCTGGTTCGACAGAGAAGCCTGTGCGGAAGGTCTTACCTGTCTGCGCCATTATCGGTACGAAGTCGATCCAGAGACGGGTGGATTCTCAAAGTCTCCCCTTCACGACCATTATTCGCATGGCGCAGACGCATTCCGATACATCGGATTGATGGTCAATGAACCCAAGCAACGCAAAAAGCAGCAAACCTTTACGCTACCGACAAACTGGATGAGCTGAAATGGCAGATTACCAAAGCGAGGGAAACGATTCCCGCATTGCCGACGCAATGAACTTTCTCCGGCTGGCCAATGAAGCCGACTCCAACAACCGCTCAGATGCGCTGGACGATCTGCGCTTTGTCAGCGGCGACCAGTGGCCGGTTGAGATACAAAACAGCAGGAACCTGGAAGCCAGGCCGTGCTTGACGATCAATAAGCTCGACGCCTATTGCCGGCAGATCGCCAACCAGCAGCGCCAGCAGCGACCGCGCATCAAGGTCCATCCATGCAACAGCTACGCCAACAAAGAGACTGCCGAGGTTGTCGAGGGTATCTGCCGGCACGTTGAGACCAACAGCGATGCCGATAGTGCCTATGACAAGGCGTTTGAATCGGCTGTGCGCATGGGCTGGGGTTACTGGCGAGTGGTCACTGATTACACGGCTCCTGACTCGTTTGATCAAGAGATCTACATCAATCCTATTGAGAACCCGTTCTCGGTTTACTTTGATCCAAACAGCACAGCGCTAGATGGTTCGGACCAAGAGCGTTGCCTTATCACGACCGTGATGAGCAAGGATAAGTTTCGGGATCTCTACCCAAACTCAGATGCTGGCGGCAACTTCTCAGGCCGCGGCAACGGCGATTCCAACCCTGAGTGGGTGACTAAGGAAGACATTCGGATCGCCGAATATTTTTACATCGAGCGCACGCCTGCCAAGCTCTACCTGCTAAACGACAAATCACGGTTGTTCAAGGACCAGCTCCCGAGCAAGGATTTCATGGCCACGCACGGGCTGGAGATCGTTGGCGAGCGGGACTCGTACAAGAAAGTCGTCAAGTGGTGCAAGCTCACCGCAATGGAAATCCTTGAGGAGCGCGACTGGCCAGGCAAGTACATTCCCGTGGTGCCGGTTTACGGTGGTCGGATCGTCATTGACAGCAAGTCAATCAAGTACGGTCTGGTGCGGTACGCCAAAGATCCGCAAAAGATGTACAACTTCTGGCAGACGAGCATGACCGAGGCGATTGCCCTGGCGCCAAAAGCCAAGTGGTTGCTTGCTGAGGGACAAGACGAGGGCCACGAAAACGAGTGGGCCGCGGCTAACATCAAAGCCACGCCGGTGCTGCGATACAAGCAAACCGACATTGAGGGGCGCTCAGCTCCGGTGCCAACCCGTCTACAACCAGAGCCACCACCGCTGGGCATTATGGGTGCTGCTGAGTCTGTCAGCAACGATCTGCAACAGGTTGTAGGCATCTTCGATCCAAGCCAATTGCCGACCGGAAACATCAGCGGTAAAGCGCTGAATGGTCAGCAGCAGCAGACGGATATGACGAATTATCATTACTACGATAATTTGACCAAATCCATTGCCCAGACTGGTCGCATCATCCTAGATCTGATTCCCAAGATTTATGACTCCGAGCGCGTTATGCGCATCATCGGCGTTGATGGAAAGCCAGATCTCATCACTATTAATGAAGCCTCCCAAGTTGGGAGAGTGCTCAACGACGTTACCGTTGGCGAGTACGACGTCAGCATGGACACGGGGCCTGGCTACGCATCACGGCGCATCCAAGCGGTTGAGGCGATGATGCCGCTCATTGGTGCAAGCCCAGAGCTGTTCCAGGCTGCTGGCGATCTGGTCTTCAGGCAAATGGATTTCCCTGGCGCCGAGATCATTGCCGACCGGCTGGCCGCAGTAAACCCGCTGGCGCAGATTGACGAGAAATCAGATATTCCGCCACAGGTCCAGATGCAACTCGCACAGGCCAAGCAAGCCGTGCAACAAATGCAGCAGCAGATGCAGGCGATGCAGCTTGAAATCAATAACCGCGGTCAGGTGGCGCAGATCAAAGAGGAAGGTGCCAACAAGCGCAAGCTCATGGAAGTCACCGCCAAGGCGCACAACACTGAGACGATGGCCGAAGTCCGGGTCAATGATCAGAACACCAGGTCAATCACCAGTCAGAACAAGACCGAAATTGATGCGCTCGTTAACTTGCTAATCCACAATATGCCGATAGACGCATTGGCTCGAGAGATTGAGCGTCGCAATGCTGAGCAAATGATGGCGGCAGAGTTTGCTGTGTCGGACGTTGACCAAGGGCAAAACCCGTTCATGCAATAGTCTTTGACACCAATCTAAAAGCGGGTTATATAAACGCAATCGTACCGGCGCGTTTCACCGGGTAAATCCGTGGTAATCCATGTCAAGCGAACAACGAGAGACGACGCAAGTCATCACAAGCGAGAATCAATCTGAATTTTTTGCACAAAAACTGGGCTTAGCTCCCGAAGAAACGACTGAGGCTGCTGATGAAGCAGAGCCAATCGAATCCGAGGTTGAGAATGAGTCAGAAGCAGAGGATGAGGCGCAACCGACAGAAAGCGAAAGCAAACCGAATAAGCTAAAGCAGCGGTTTTCGGAGCTGACCAAACAACGCGAGCAGGCCAGGGCAGATGCCCAGCGTGAGCGCGAAGCCAGGGAAGCGCTGGAAATACGGCTACAGGCATTAGAGCAAGGGCAAGCGCCACAAAGGGCGCCAGCCGGAGATCAAAAGCCGACGCCGGATCAATTCACCGATGCCTTTGAATACGCAGAAGCATTGGCTGAATTTAGCGCTGAGAGGGCCTTAAAAGAGCGCGACAGGCAAGATTTAGAAAGACGAGCGCAAGAAGCACAGGCCAAGGTTGTTCAAACCTGGTCAAAGCGACTTGAGGCGGCAAAGGCTGAGATTGATGATTTTGACGATATGGTGGCATCGTCTGATGTTGTGGTTCCGAATCACATTCGGGACGCGATATTAGAATCAGATGTTGGACCTCAAATCCTTTACCATCTGGCGTCAAATCAAGATCAGGCCAAGTCTTTCAATGATATGACTGTGGCGCAAGCATTGAGGGCTATTGGCAAACTTGAAGCTAAGTTTGACAAAGCTGAAGGTGGTAAGCCGGAACGATCTGTGGTAAAAAGCAAGGCACCAGCTCCGATTAACCCTATCAAGTCAAGCAACGCAACCGCTGACAATCTTGTGAATTCCAAAGGGGAATTTCATGGGACTTACGCAGCATGGAAACTTGCAAGACAAGCAGGCAAGATCAGATAAACGAATTAACGCATTATTAATGCAAAAGGAAATATAATGGCCAATACTTTATTGACTATTTCGAAAATTACTAATGAGGCTTTAATGGTTTTGGAGAACGAACTTACGTTCACCTCCGAAGTCAATCGCGAGTATGACGATCAATTCGCTGTTGCTGGGGCCAAAATTGGGGCCACAGTGAATGTGCGGAAACCAGCGCGGTTTATTGGTACAACGGGACCAAACCTGTCGGTTGAGGATTTCAACGAAACTTCAATTCCTGTCACGCTGAATACCCAATTCCACGTTGATACGCAGTTTTCAACGGCAGATCTGGCTCTCTCGCTGGATATGTTCTCGGATCGCGTGATCAAGCCTGGCGTTGCTGCTATCGCCAACAAGATTGACCGTGATGGTTTGGTGCTTGCCAAGAACAACGTGGCCAACATTGTCGGTACCGCTGGCGTTCCACCGACCTCGCTGCTGACCTACCTGACCGGCCAGGCTTATCTGGACTCAGAGGGCGCACCACGCGACGGTCGTCGTGCTTGTATCGTTGAGCCATTCACGTCTGCAACCATTGTTGATTCGCTGAAAGGGCTGTTTATGCCTTCGGCAAAGATCTCCGAGCAGTACGAGAAGGGCATGATGGGCACCGACTCGGCTGGTATGCGCTGGAGAATGGATCAGAACGTCGTCTCGCAGACCTTTGGCTCATACGCTACTGCAACCTTGTCGACCAACACCACGACCTTTACCGGCTCTTTGACGTCTGGTTGGGCATCGTCATCGACGATTACCATCTCGGCAACGAGCGCAGCAGCGCCGATCCAGCAAGGCGACGTGATCACCATTGCTAACGTCTACGCTGTCAACCCGCAGAACCGTCAGCCATACGGCACCAACCGTTTGCGCAACTTTGTTGTGACTTCGGCAGTGACGATTGCTTCGGGTGGCTCGGCATCGGTTACGGTTTCGCCGGCAATTATCACGGCTGGACAATTCCAAAACGTGTCTGTTTCGGCTACCAGCAGCTCCGCTGTTGTGACTCCGTTCAACAACACCGGAACGGTTTCTCCACAAAACATCATCCTGCATCGCAATGCAGAGACGTTGGCTTGTGCAGATCTTGAGCTGCCGGCCGGGGTAGTATTCGCTGGGCGTGCATCGGATAAAGAGCTGGGGCTTTCAATTCGAGTGGTCCGTCAATATACAATTAATAACGATTCTGTCCCATGTCGTCTTGACGTGCTCTACGGTTGGGCAATGCTCTACCCTGAGCTGGCTTGCCGCGTTGCAGCCTAATCAACAAAGATTTAAGGAAATAAATCATGGCGAATCCAGGCCCCGCAAGTAGCGTAGCCAATCATCCGCAAGTACTTGGGTCAAACCAGGCTCTGCGTTTGTTGGCATCCTTTCAATCAGTCAGCCTAGCAGTAACGGGTGATACCGTTCTGCCGGTGCTCAACACGGGCAGCTACAGCGTTTCTAACGTCATCGTGACAAACGCTTCGACTAACTTGAGCACAGCAACTGTCCCTTTGGCCGGCGTGTTTCCAGCGCCTGGCGCAAGCGGCACAGCAATCGTGGCGAATGCCAGCCTGAGCGCATTGACCAGCTCCACGGTTGTATCGCAGCGAACTGTGGCGTCTACGGCAGCGCAGACGGGTCAGAACCTGTACTTTAACGTCGGCACGGCAGCTACTTACCCTGCCACCGTTGACGTTTTTGTCTACGGTTACGATCTCACATTCCTGCCATAAGTTGGGCAAATAAGGGGAAAGCCGATCTCACAAGGGTCGGCTTTTTTCTTTAATTTTGGAATAGAAAATGTCGCAGACAAATCAAGTTAACGTCGTCACGTCGCAGAACGTGGTCCCAGTTGGCGCCACTTATGACGCCAATGGAAATTTCATCACATTGGTTGGCGCAGGTGGCCAGCCAATTAGCTCTGGCGGATCGGCAACTGACAGCTATGTAACCCTGAGCGCGTCCTTAGATCTGCCAAACGAGCGGGTTCTGACAGCCGGCACGAATATCACGCTGACCGACTCTGGTCCTGGCGGCACGGTAACCATTGCGTCAACCGCTGGTGGCGTTTCAAACGTCGCAACTGGGACTGGTCTGACTGGTGGTCCAATCACGACGACCGGCACAATCTCGCTGGCCAATACCGCGGTTACGGCTGGCAGTTACGGCACGTCGATTGGCATTCCTCAGATCACCATTGACGCTCAGGGCCGGATTACCGCTGCAAGCACGATTGCAACGACCAGCAACAGCTATCAGGGAACGTGGAATGCTTCGACCAACAGCCCGACGCTTACATCAAGTGTTGGAACGGTCGGGTTTTACTACGTTGTCTCGACGGCTGGTTCAACTAACCTAAACGGCATTACGACTTGGGCAGTTGGTGACTGGGCGATCTTTCAGGGCAGCACTTGGCAAAAGGTTGCGGCAAGCGGCTCGAGCGCGTTTGCCACGCTAACCGTCACGGGTCTGACAGGTTATATGTATGCCAACGGCGCAAGCGCTGTAACGGCATCCACGACAATTCCAAATGCCGGACTGACCAACTCATCGGTCACCATTGGATCAACCGCGGTATCGCTTGGCGGCACGGCTGCGACGGTCGCTGGCTTGACTTTGACCAGCCCGACGCTTACGACGCCGGCTCTTGGCACTCCGGCCAGCGGCGTCTTAACCAATGCAACGGGTTTGCCGTTGACGACTGGTGTTACCGGCGCATTGCCGGTTGCAAACGGCGGTACGGGGCTAACAACTACGCCGGCAAACGGTGCGCTTGATATTGGTAACGGCACAGGGTTTACTCGTACTACGCTAACAGCTGGAGCAAACGTCACCATTACCAATACCGCTGGTGCAATTACTATTGCTTCAACAGGTGGTGGTGGTGGCGGTTCTCCTGGCGGCAGCACAACGCAGGTTCAGTACAACAACGCTGGATCGTTTGCCGGTTCTGCAAATATGACGTTTGATGGAACCACGCTGACCGCAGCGGGTTTCTCTGGACCGCATAACGGCACGGTCGGTGCTACAACTGCAAACACCGGCGCATTTACTACTCTTTCAGCAAGCTCTACTGTTAGCGGTACTGGATTTAGCACTTACCTTGCGTCTCCCCCGGCTATCGGTGGAACATCGGCGGCAGCAGGCGCATTTACGACGCTTGCGGCTAGTTCAACGGTCAGCGGAACTGGATTCAGCACTTATCTGGCTTCTCCTCCGGCAATTGGTGGAACGGCTCCAGCGGCAGGCACGTTTACGACAGCCAAAGCAATTGCAGCGGCAACGCAAGACGCTGTGCAATTGCAAGGTCGTGCCGGTGGAACGGGCAGTTATGTGGCAACCATCACGCCAACGACGCTGACAGCAAGTCGTACTTTTACTTTACCAGATGCCAGCGGGACGGCGCTTGTTAGCGGTGGAGATCTCGGAACCCCATCTGCCGGTGTTGTGACAAACTTGACTGGCACTGCATCAATCAATATCAACGGCACAGTTGGCGCTACAACGGCAAATGCCGGCACGTTTAGCTCAACCGTTCATAAAGGCGCAACCAGCGGGACGGTCACTCTTACGGCTCCTGCTGTTGCCGGTACTCAGTCGTATACGCTGCCAACGGCTGTGCCAGCGGTTAGCGGCTATGCTTTGACCAGCACGACCGGCGGCGTGATGAGTTGGGCCGCTGCTAGCGCGTCGCCAGCCAGCCCTGTTAACTCAGTTCAATACAACTCAAGCGGGTCGTTTGCTGGTGACGCTAAATTGACGTTTGACGGAAATTTGAATGTTGGTCCTGCGGTAACCGTTAACACAAGCGGATGCGTAGTAATTGGCACGGCAACAAACGGCGGAGGAATTGGATATCCATTCAGATTGATGGTTGATGCTGGAATATATGACGCGGTTATGTTCAAAAACGCGGCTGGTGCTGGTGGAACTTGCATTGCGACATGGAATTCTTTCACATCAGGTAATAACAGTTTCCAACAGTTCTACACCGAAGGCGGAGCTGGTACTTTAAGAGGAACCATTAACTACAACCGTGCGGCTGGACTTGTTGCATACAACACTACGTCTGATTATCGAGCAAAAGATATTATTGGACCTGTTGTTAACAGCGGTGAAGTTATTGATTCTGTCCCTGTGTACATGGGTAAGATGAAGGGCGCAACGCAAGAGCGTCCGATGTTTATTGCTCATGAAACTCCTGATTTTGCACACACAGGTGAAAAGGACGCGGTAAACGAAAACGGCGATCCGATCTATCAGCAAATGGACGCTTCTGCGCTCGTTCCGATTTTGTGGGCTGAAGTGAAATCATTGCGCGCTCGTCTTGCAGCACTAGAGGCTAAATAATGTATAACTCACCTTTTACTCCATTTGGCCCAACGTACCTTGTCGGCACGTCTCCGGTGCAGGTCGCATCTACCAATAACGACAACCCAACCAGCTATCGGGTTCGCAACACCAGCGCATCAGCTCAATATCTGAGCTGGGTTGCACCGTCTCCTGGCAATGCAACGCCGACAATTACGGTCGCAGCTCCGACAGCTGGTAGCCCCAAGTATGCAACGCTTGGATTCCTTCCTAGCTCGGTTGAGGTCTTTGGCGGCATTCCTGCAAACGCTTGGTTTCAAGCCAGCGCAGCAGGGGCATTTGAGGTTACCCCAGGCGAGGGACTCTAATGGCACTCAGGGCAACATCTGGGGCCAGTGGCGGCGGCAGCGGCACGGTCACGTCCGTTTCGGTTGCCTCAGCCAATGGTCTTGCCGGTACGGTTGCCAATGCAACGACGTCACCGTCGATCACGCTTAGCACGACCGTCACAGGCGTTCTGAAGGGCGATGGCACGACCGTCAGCGCTGCCACGGCTAACACCGACTATCTAACACCGCCAAGCGGCACAGCGCTGCTTAAAGCGGGTTCTGGTGGCGCTCTGACCAATGCCACGGCGGGTACGGATTACCAAGCTCCGATCAGCCTGACGACGACCGGAACCAGCGGAGCGGCGACGTTTGTTGGCAACACGTTGAATGTGCCAAACTACGCTGCCGGCGCAGGGACTGGAACGGTCACCACCGCATCGGTTGTTAGTGCAAATGGATTTGGCGGGACGGTTGCAACGGCTACCACGACGCCAGCAATCACAATCACAACCAGCGTCAGCGGATTGCTTAAGGGCAACGGTACAGCAGTCAGCGCGGCGACCGTTGGAACTGATTACCAGGCTCCAATCTCGCTGACCACGACTGGATCAACCGGCGCTGCAACGCTTATCTCCAACGTCCTGAATATCCCCAATTATTCTGTGGCTGGCACGGTCACCAGCGTAGCGACAGGGACAGGGCTAACTGGTGGACCGATCACCGGCAGCGGCACGATTGCAATTGATTCGACGGTTGTAACGCTTGCGGGCACGCAGACGCTGACCAACAAGACCGTCACCGCGTTGGCAAGCGCGTCAACGGTGCAGGACAGCTCGGGCACAAGCTACGCTTTTGGCTACCGGACAA